GACTCAACAGAACAATTAAAGGTTCGTATTGATGATAAATTAAATAGAGTAAAGAATAATCAGGGCTTCGCTGGAGATAACGATATTGATGATTTAATTGGCTATTTAGTATTATATAAGATTGCAAAGGCTAATTCTAATTGACATTTTAGTCAACTGAAAGTATAATAGGTTAATGAGCGAAATAGAATTAGCCCAACATTTTGACAGAATGAACAGGGTTGTAGAAGAACTTCTCAAAGGCAACACGCCAACACAGATTGCTACCCTAACGGGATTTCAAAGAAAAGAAGTCCTTGAGTTTATTGACGAGTGGAAGACTGTAGTCCATAGCGATAGCGGAATCAGAGACAGAGCAAGAGAAGCCATCTCAGGGGCAGACCAGCACTATGCAATGCTTATCAAAGAAGCCTGGAAAACAGTTGAAGACGCAGATCAGGCGGGACAGCTGGCGGTTAAGTCAGGTGCACTAAAACTAATTGCAGACATAGAGACAAAGCGAATAGCAATGTTGCAGTCTGTTGGCGTACTTGAAAATAATGAAATTGCATCTCAAATTGTTGAGACAGAACGTAAGCAAGAAGTACTAATAAGAATATTAAAAGAAGTTACAGCACCATGCCCTAAATGCAAAATGGAAGTTGCAAAAAGATTATCTCAAATTACTGGAGTAATCGAATCCGTCCCAGTAGAGGAAGCAGATGTCGTTTGATTATGCCGACCTTATTGATATGCTTGACGGCGAAGAGTTTGACGAAAAGCCAGTCGATCTAAAAACATTTGCTACCCATCCAGAGTACCTAGGACTTCCCCCTCTTTCAGAGTACCAGTATACATTAATTGAAAAAAGTTCTCAGATATATAAAGAGTCAACTCTAATTAAATTGTTTGGCGAAGAAGAAGGAAAGATAAGGTTTAAGCAAACTGCTAATGAAGTTGTTGCTCAGCTAGGTAAGGGAAGCGGAAAAGATTACTGCTCAACTATTGCTGTATCATATATAGTTTATTTGTTGTTGTGTTTAAAAGACCCAGCAACATATTATGGTAAGCCTCCAGGAGATAGCATTGATATTATTAATATTGCTATTAACTCACAACAAGCAAGCAACGTTTTCTTTAAAGGATTTAAAACACGCATTGAAAAGTCTCCGTGGTTTGCGGGCAAGTACAGCGACAAGGCTGCTGAAATTAAATTTGATAAAGCAATAACAGTACATTCTGGTCACTCTGAGCGTGAAGCTTGGGAAGGGTATAACGTTATTGTTGTTATTCTTGATGAGATTTCAGGCTTTGCAATTGAAAATACTACGGGTCATGATCAGGCTAAGACTGGTGGCGCTATATATGATATGTATAGAGCATCAGTAGATTCTCGTTTTCCTGATTTTGGTAAAGTTATTTTGCTTTCCTTCCCAAGATATAAGAATGATTATATACAGCAAAGATACGATGCTGTTGTGGCTCAGAAGGAAACTATAGTTAGAGAACATAAATTTAAAATGGATACAGATCTTCCAGATGGTACAGAGGGAAATGAATTTGAAGTACAATGGGAAGAAGACCACATCTTATCTTACAAGATACCAAAGGTGTATGCTCTAAAACGCCCCACATGGGAAGTTAATCCAGTAAGAACCATTGATGATTTTAAAGTTGCATTTTTTACAAACCCAACAGATGCTCTTTCTAGATTTGCATGCATGCCGCCAGAAGCAGTCGACGCATTCTTTAAGTCAAGAGAAAAAGTTGAAAAGGCGTTTAATAAAGGCCACTTAGCAGTAGACACATTTGGAAGACTAGAAGAATGGTTTATACCAGATCCAGATAAAAAATATTTCTTGCACGTAGACTTAGCTCAAAAGCATGACCATTGTGCAGTTGCAATGGGGCATGTAAATAGATGGGTTAATGTTAAAGTAACCGACACATACTCTCAACCAGCACCGATTGTTGAGATAGACGCAGTAAGATACTGGACACCAACAGCAGATAAGTCTGTTGATTTTACAGAAGTTAAAGATTATATTTTATCACTTAGAACAAGAGGCTTTAACATAAGCGTTTGTACCTTTGACAGATGGAATTCTCATGATATGATGCAACAACTAAAACAATACGGCATCAATACAGAAATTCTATCTGTCGCTAAAAAACATTACGATGACATGGCGATGGTTGTGCTAGAAGAAAGACTGACTGGCCCACACATTCAATTATTAATTGATGAACTACTTCAGTTAAGAATTATGAGGGACAAAGTTGATCACCCTAGAAAGGGATCAAAAGACTTGGCGGATGCTGTATGCGGTGCTATTTATAATGCTATAAGTAGAACTAGATTTGACTCTAATCAAGAAGTAAACGTTCACACATATGAATCAATGACTTTTGATAATGATTTTGGTGTAGAGCCTGACGGAGAAACGTCTACATTTAATATGATAAGGGCACCACGTATGCCAGAAAACTTAAAAGACGCAATGGACAGGATGATGATAATATGAGTACGTATCAAGAAAAAGCAAAAGAATGTAAGTGTTGCGGAAAGCATGTTCCGCTTCCTACTGTATTAAAAGAATATAATGAAATAGTTTTATGTCCAACAACATTTTCTAATGTAGTTGAATATAAAAGAATATGGATAGCCTCTGGGAAAAGACCAATGGGAAATATTCGTAAACATTTTTCAGAATATGTACAGCAAATAGTTGAAGCAACTATTGACAAAAATGAAGACGGCACGTTATAATAGACTTCTAAGCAACAATAGCTTAGTTGGTTAAAGCCCCGAACTCATAATTCGGTAATCGTAGGTTCAAGTCCTACTTGTTGCACGAAAGGTTAATATGGATAACGAAGATAAAATGGAATACTATCTTTCAATAGGTGCCATAGAGTTATCTGGAATGGACGAGGATGGCGAATTCATATTTAACATAACAGACAGAGCAAAAAAGCTTGCACCAGAACTTTGGCGGGCACACGAAGAGCATGTTAATGAGTCATTAGTTTCTCTATATAATAAAGGATTAATTAATGTAACATACAATGATAATCTTGAAGCAATAATTGAGATGTCTGATGAAGGAAAAAAAGTAGCAAAAGAGATGGGCTTAGTTGAAATGGATATGGACATAGATATTCCAAATGATTAAGACAAGCCTTCGTAGCTCAGGGGATAGAGCGAGACTCTTCTAAGGTCTGCGTCGCAGGTTCGATCCCTGCCGAGGGCACAATGCGGATGTTGCATATTGGTAGTGCCTCTGCCTTCCAAGCAGAAGGGGTGAGTTCGATTCTCATCATCCGCTCTCTTTCTCACTCGTCCAACGGCAGGACATCGCCCTTTGGAGGCGAGAATCGTGGTTCGAATCCATGGTGAGAAGCTAAAAAAAATGATATACTAATCATAAGCAGTACAAAAACAAGGAGAAATAAAATGAGCGTTTTAAAAAAGATTAAAGATTTTCTTGGAGTTAAAGAAGATACTTATAGCGTAAAGATGGATGAAGTTTTAGCACCAGCAAAGAAAGCACCAGCAAAGAAGGTTGCCAAGAAGGCTCCCGCAAAGAAAGTAACTAAGAAAGCACCAGCCAAGAAGGTTGCTAAAAAAGCGCCAACTAAGAAGTCTGCAATTAAGAAGCCAATGTAATGTACGAATACTACGTTAAAAAAGTAGAAGCTGTAGTCGACGGGGACACAATTGATGTTCTCATTGACTTAGGTTTTGATATATTGTTTGCATCAAGAGTAAGACTGGCTGGAATTGATACCCCAGAATCCAGAACAAAGGACCTAGCAGAAAAGAAGCTTGGACTTGAAGCAAAGGAATACCTTAAGTCTAAATTAAAAGACGCCAAGGACGTAAGAATCAAAACAGAAAAGATGGACTCATCTGAAAAGTATGGAAGAATCCTAGGATGGATTTTTGTTGACGATCAAAAAGTTTCGATTAACGAGCAGATGATCGCAGATGGACATGCGTGGGGATACCTAGGAGATACTAAGGTTAAAGACTTTGACGCTTTAGCAAAAGCTAGAGCAAAATCTAAGAAGTAGACAAATGAGAGAAGCTTTATGCTTTGATGATGTACTACTAGAGCCAGCAACTAATAGTGTTGTTAAAAGTAGATCGCTTCCAAATCTTTCTATGAAAATTGGAAACCCAAATAATAAAGCAGCATGGCTTAATCTTAAATTTCCAATTATGATTGCTCCAATGGAGTATATTAGTAGTACAAAAATGCTTAACGCTATATCTTCAGTAAACGGAATCGGTTTTGTTCAAAGGCATAATGACATTAAAGATAAATTTGCTCAAGCAGAGTCTTTAAATGGAAGAAGCGGCTTTGCAATTAACATTGATCAATCTAAAGATACTGATTTTATTAATAAAATTTTAAGCTTTAATGTAAAAGTTATATTACTAGATACTGCTTTAGGGCACACCAATGTTGTTGTTGATGCAGTTAAGCAATTAAGATCTATTGTTCCAAACAAGATACATATAATGGTAGGAAATGTGTCTTCTTACGAAGCCTACAAATCTCTTATGGATGCAGGTGCTGATTCAGTAAGAGTTGGAATTGGTGGTGGAGCAGCTTGTATGACAAGAATTGAAACTGGTTTTGGTGTACCAGTTTTAACATCAATAATGGACGTGTATGAAAAAGTTAAAGGCGATGAGATAAATGGAATTGTTGCAGATGGCGGGATTAAAAATAATGGAGATATCGTAAAAGCTTTTGCTGCAGGAGCAAGTGCCGTAATGATGGGTTCTATGTTTGCTGGACATGATGAATGTGACGGTGAACCAGGTTCTTTTAGAGGCCTGGCCTCAGAAGAGATTCAGATTAAAATGGGAGTTAAAAATCCATACTCTGAAGGCAAAGCAGGCAAAGTAGATAATAAAGGGTCGGTCATAAAAACAATTAAAAATATGCAAAACTCAATTAATAGCGGATGCTCTTATGGTGGTGTATTAAATCTATCTGATCTTGCTAAGAATGCTAAGTTTATAAAGGTATCACAGGCTAGCCTAAAAGAGTCATGGCACAGGCTGGAAATCTAGTATCAAATATGCTATAATTATTTTACATCCGCCTTATGGGGATGCTAAACTAACTCGCTTAAAAGGAGCAAAAATGGTAAATACACTCATGGGATCTATCTTTACAGATCCCTTTTTTATTGGCTTTAATCGTGAAATGGAAAGAATGGCAAATGTCCATCAGGCTGCAACACGCCAGAC